TAGACCTAATGACAAGGAAGGTATGCGTTATGTACTGGTCAAAAATATGTGGGAACATGGTAGAAGACCCAAGTTTAAAATACTGGGGTTTCATCGTAAGGAATTAATGAAAGACAAATGGCTCACCGACTTCGGACAAGCACGTCCTGAGTGTTGGGCTGTACCAATGAGGGAGTTATTGCCTATATGATTATAGAGCCGAATGAAGATGAGATATTTGTAGACAATCTCAATAGAACTTGGGTGTCTGATGCTTGGTTACGCAAGCAGACTGTCACTCACTCAACTGAAGGGTGGCATCTAGCCGTGGTTGAGCGCATCAAGGGTAGGTTAACTACCCGCAAGGGAGCCGAACCCAAAGTGATGAAGGGTAAGGTATGGTATAAAATGAAGAGCGTCTTGGAGGCGTTCGATAACGTGGTACATAATATATGAGCGGAGCAAACTTAGACGGGTACAATACACCCAAAGAAGGTATTCATAAAACTGAATTGATAAAACGTGTAGATAAGATTGAGGCTGATATGGATGCAGTCAAGGATGTACTCTACGAACTTATAACATTATTAGAAAACTGGACAAGCAATAATGAAGACGCCCAAGCACTACGATCTAGCGATACAGCCGATTGATTTTATTTTAGAAAACAACATGGGATTTGTTGAGGGGAATATCGTGAAGTACATCTGTCGATATGACAACAAGGGTGGTGATGATGATCTTGAAAAGATCAAGCATTACTGTGACATACTAATTAACCGGGGTAAGCATGAATGCTGAACCCGTCAGCAGAACAGGAGAAGGAATGGGAGGAGCATAAATTATTATGCTTCGCCCGATTCTGTTGGATCAATAGGCACAATGTTCATGTCTGCAAAGACAATGTACGGCGTACATGGGCGCAGATATTTCTACAGAAGCATGGCATCCATCTGGATGTCTATGCTGCTGATAGAATCAGGCAGGGAAAGTCGAAGTCGAAAGTTGCAACTCCTGAATCCGTTCAACGCAGCCTCTGGGAAAACACGTAATACCATAGACCTTCTTCTCTTCATCCATTGTATTTCCAACCTTAACTACATGATCGTCCTCAGAGTGTAGCCAACCAACTGTTTGGAAGGGGGTGGGTTCAACCTCATCCCCTTCCGTCCAGTCTGCCGTTGCTGTGATATCTAACCACAGTACCATAACAAGTTTTGGTTCAGCCACCATATGCTTTATCCAATGCATCTTCACGCATATCTTCTATAGCCTCTATTCTTAATTCAAGTTCTTCAATCATTTGATCACGCTCTTCATCAGAATACTTAGGCTCATTCTCTATATCTTTGATCCTATTATTAAGGTTGTCGATTCTCTTTTCAAACTGCTGTGTAAATCTCCACTCAAGTTTGTCGATATCCTTGGGTTGCACCCTGACACCGAATCCACTCATGGCTGCTGTAGCAGGAGAGTAATCGTCCTTTGATCTGGTGTACCCACCAAAGTCTTCAAGACCTTCAGCCCTCTTCTCCTTCTGTCTCTGATAAGATTCAATACCAGTGACATCTTCCATAGCAGAACCTAGCCCGTAAGGTAGACCATAGTCACCCCAGTTAGGTGCAGCATTACGAAGAGCAGCATCCATTCTTTCACCTTCTGGTATATCATTACCGGTGAAAGGTTCAACACCAATAGCGGGGTAACCAAGCGCACCTGCTATACCAAAACTAGGTTGAGCAGCCTTGGGAATTCCGGGTATCTGACCAATACCTGCAAGCCCCTGCTTCTCTCCGAACACACCGCCCGGCAGTAACCTTTCTAGGTTCAATACCTGCACGTCACCAGACTCAGACAGATACTTACTAATGAACTCAGGCATTACGATGTTTGAGTTAGGCATGAAGGGTAACCCAAACATAGGATTATCATCTTGCATTGCCTTGATCTCAGCCAATCTGTCAGGGTCTATACCGCTTGTATTCTCACCAATGGAGTTTAACAGGTACATCATGTAAGCCCACTTAGCATACTTGATTGGATTCTTAGCCCCAACCTCTGCTAGTCGTGGAACAATACCGTATGTGTATGAGAAGAAGGGTAGCATCGTATGACGTATCGCCTGCAATGCAGGTGGCTGATAGTCATAGTCAACAAAGAACTCCTTCGCCTTACGCTGTGCTTCCATCCTAGCCTTACGTGCGCCAATCTTAGGTGTGAGTTTCTTTACTTCGGTCAGGTATAATCCCGCCCTCCATATGTCATCTCCAAATGTGTAGGACTTCTCAGCCATCTTGTCTAACTTTCTGACACCTCTACCTACCTTGTTAACAAGTTCTAGTGCGCCATTGACAGAGTTGGGAGAACCGTCCATTAAATTTTTATACCATCCGGCACTCTGACTGGTGTATAACTTTGATATATCAGAACCTTCATTAAGTTCCTTGATGAACGATGTACTTAACACTCCGTCTTCCATCATCTGGTTATACATTGGACCTTTATTTCTAAGAAGGATAGCAGCATTGGCAACTTCTTTTGCTGAACCTCCTGCTAGATCATACATCGCACCACTGGATACAATGTTACCAACCTGAACAGCCGGGTTCCATACGGTGTGAGCCTTCTTCCATAGTGCGTTTACCTTCCGATACCCTGCAAACATAGCCTTCAAATCTCCATGATCACCACGTTTAATCTCACGAAGTTTCTTTATCTCACGGTAGACATTCTCATCAACGTACTTACCCTGCATACGACCAAATGATTTATCATTCGGTATCTGCTTTACATTGAGGTCACCTTTAGATTTGATAATACTAGGGGTCTTAGCCATCTCATCCATGAGTTGACCCATAGCACGTTCACGTGCCATCAGGGCACCAGTCTTCTGCATGGCATAACCTGCATCTGTGATCTCACCCATCTTTAACTTTTCATCTTTACTCCACTGCCTTCTGACAATACTCTTGTCACCTTTATCTTTTAGAAGTTCCCAAGGACCTACGTCATCCAAGTTCTCATGATCAGATAATACTTTTTGAACTCCAAACTCATCAGGTTCTGCCAACTTTAAAGAACCGGTATCTACTTCTCTCACGTTTCCACGATGACGGAAAGCAAACATGGAGCCACTGTACTCTTCAACAAAGTTCTTGGATACCTCATGCTTCTTGTACGTGGTGCGAAGGTAGTCATCCACATTTCGTGCAGCCACGTTGCTATCAAGAACACCAAGGTCAACTAGGTGATCCATATACTCAGTAACCTTTGCTCTGTTTTTGTTTGCTATCTTCTGCAGTCTGGGTTCACTTGGACCCATCCACTTAGGGTTGGTCATCATTTCATATACGACCTGACGATCCCTGTATGGAAGGTTCATGATCTCTGTTGCTGTCTCTTCAAAGTCTCCAGTGTATGCAGCCTGTCTGCCTGTAGCCCTACGAAGGAATGAAACTGATTCATTGTCCACTCCATAGTAAGGTACGAACCACTCACCAAACTGTTTATTCCAGTCCTTCTCAGTAAGCCCGGCTTTGTGCGCCAGTTTAGGAGCCTTGAATGCAGCACCGCCCATAGCAGCACCCAACATTGTGTTGCGTATTCTCTCTTCAGTGGTCAGGGGTGTACCGTCTTCGCCTGTCATGTTGAATCCCATAGTACCGCCACCAAGCGCACCCATAACAGCAGGTTCTTTCAGACCTCTCCAAGCAAGTTCACCTATAGGTTCATAGACTTTCTGAACTCCCTTAACCGCAGGGGTTATTGCAACACCGCCAACAGCACCCGCTGCGCCACCAATGCCCGCATTGATAGCCCGCTGTTCCAGAGTGTTTTCCATCCCTGTGCTTTCGTCAATGTACCCAGTTGCTCCAGAAGCAGCACCACCTATAGCACCAGACTTAGCGACCTGATACATCCGTGCGCCTGCCCTGATCTTTGCAGCCGGTAGCATCCAACCCACTGGGTCAGCAATCAAACCTAAGAAGTATCCTGCTTTGGCATAGTTTCCGTACTCCTCACTATCAAACAATGAGTTAAGGTGAGCCTCTTGCTCCCTCATCTCATCCTCTTGGTAGCCCGCCCATTGAGTTACACCACGTACAGTATCTGTTACGCCAATAGAACTACCCTGAAAGAATGCCTTAATAGGATTCATGCCACCTTCTATCTCAGCAACAGCAGCAGCCTCTGGTTGTGTTATCTGAAACTCTTCATCTGAATCAACCTTGAAAAAGGAGTCAGCATCTATAGTATCCCAATAATTTTCTGACATTAATTACCACCCATTTGTGATTGTAACCACGCTTGTGCTTGCGCTTCCCCAACTTCTTTAACTAATTGCTGATATATACCTGTCATCTTTTGAAAGGCGACATTATCTGGTAAGGGTGCCCTAGCATCATTCTGCATCTCAGCCACAGACGCTTGATTTCCATTCATTACCCTGTAAGGTATGAAGTTCTGTTCCTTGCCACTGGGTGTGATAACCTTAAATGTAGAAGTCTCTTGTCTCCAGTACTGTTGGAGCGTAGTGTAGTCAATAGGAACTTCTTTATTTGTAGGATTGAACTTTGAGTTCGGAGGTAACTTAAACAGCGTTCGCTCCCTACCCCCACTCTCCATTGACCTCTTCTGCAACTGACCATACACACTATCCTTCCACATAGTATTCACTTGGGAAGGAGTGACTTCATTTTTATTAAGATACATCGATCTCTTTAAGACTAACCTATCATTTAATAATTTTATATCTTCAGGATCAGAGTTAGGATCAGCCCTTAATGCTGATAGTTGACGCTCAAGGTATAACAGTTCGTCAGACTGCGCTCCCTCCACACCTGTGGATAGAGAATCAACACCGGCTTTCTGTCCGTATGCAGTTTCATAACCTAACTTAGCAGACGCCAAGTCAGGGTATGTACCGTCTGGACCTATCTCACCTTTGGGTACATAGAATGGTTTGATTCCCGCTTTAGGATCACGGATATCATAGAACGTATCATAGCCTGTTGCTGATGCATCTACCATGTGGTGCCCTGATATGGTCTGAGCCTCTTCAGGGCTAACCATGCCAGTAGCCATCAAAGCATTGTAAACATCTGCTTGACTGCCGGGATCAACGTATGAACCTGTAGAATAAAATACCTGCTGCACCGCATCAAATACACGCTTCTCTTCGTCAAACTTCTCCTGCCTCTGTCGCTCCTCAAGTATCCTCTGATGAGAAGAGTTAGCCATAGCAAGTGCTTGCTCATACGTAGCACCCTGACTCTTAGCCATAGCCATCAAAGCATAGCGACCAATCATATCAGTCGCCATCTCTAGCAAGTAATTAGTATGTCTACGCTCTGGGTCCCAACCTAACTTGTTAAGTATCTGGTCATTGGTAACTTCATTACCCGCCATAAGGTTATTCTTCTTGACGTTTCTACCTGCTGTACCCGCTGTCGCTAAAGTCTTTTCGATATCGTTCTGATTAGCACCCGCTTGTTTAGCAACCTCAGAAAATCCTGCTGAAGTATTCTGAACAGAGTCCCCATCTGGCGTGAGAGGCTCTGTATTGGGCTGTACGGTCTGATCTTGAGGAGGCTGTACCATAGGGGTATCTAGACCTATATCCTGTGAGAAGCCACCAGAGGGCGCTGCAACGCCACTAGGGTCTACAGGCATCTGACTAGGGTCAGGCATAGGCTGACTAGCAGGGTCGCCAACCTGCATGGAGGAGTCCATGTTCTGGTACTCCTGATCCACTATAGCAGAGGCATCACTCCACAGAGCCATGGGGTCATAATCATCCTGTGTAACAGAGGGTTTCTCACTGGCTTTCAATTTAAACTCAGTACCCTTGGCGTCCGACTGACTCATCTCTACGTCAATTCCCATACTATCCATAAGGTTTCCAAAGATACCGCTACCGCTAGGAGCCTGTGGAATGCTAGGTTGAGCCTGTTGAGCCATTAACTGAGCAAGGGGTCCGTCTTCGTTTCTAAATTCTCTCATCTACTGCTCCTATTGAAGTGCCATTATATGTGTACCCTTACCCTGTTGACCGCCTCCTCCCATTGAGAATAGCAATCCTTTACCACCAGAACCACCGCCACCTCCTCCAGAATAAGGAGATACCATTGGACTGGTTCCGCTCAAGGTTCGACCACCACCTCCACCACCTTCTGCAATTTGATCGTCATAGTCTTGACCAAACAGTTCTTGTTGAATCCACATATCTAGTAATGAAATACCTGTTTCAGCAGCCCACTGTTTCACGCCGTCTGGTATCTTCTTTAAAAACTCCTCCAACTTGCTAGGGTCTTCTGTCATTTGTTTCTGCATGTTTGCTCTAACCTCATCAATCGTTGAGGCTATGTTCTGCTTCTCTCTTTCAATGGCTCTAGCATCACCCTTTTTTCCTCCTTCAGCAAGTTTCTTTCTTGCGTTATCCACTTTTTCTTGAGCAGTTGCCTGAATCTGTTCAGGGGTGGGACCGTATTTATCAGCAAATATTTTCGCTTCTGCTTCAGCCTTTAAACCTGCAGTCGTTCCCTGCGGATCAAGCAGTGGTACTTCAGCATCATATGCTGCTTGCGCCTTTATTCCATCTGAAAGTATCGGTCTTCCTATGGAATCTTTTGGAGGTTCCAACATTGCGCTTTTTATCTTGGTTGCATAAGTGTTTCTTGGATCAGGGTTTAAACTGTTGTCTATAATGACGCCATCCTCTATATAACTCCCTACGCTTTGAGGCGGTCCGGAAACACTAGAGTTTGCTGCCGTGATGTTTTGCCCTTGTCCAAATGGGTCAAGAGGTCCACCATTCATTTCGTCAATGCGTATCTGATCCATATTAATAAACTCTTCCACACCCTGTGAAGTGCTTAGATCAGGTGTACTAAGATCAGTAAATGTTCCATCACCGTTTGCCTGAATTAATCTTATTTCATCACCACCAGTTTGGAATGCGCTCTCCATACTTAAGTTGGAACCTGATTGGGTTCCAGTCTGGTAAGGTTGGCTTAAATAATTATTGGTAGGACTGGTTGGATCAACACCATACAAAGGCTCTGTTGGAGCCTGATACGCTCCTACATCCACAACCTCTAATGGTGTGCCAGATGGTGCAAGGTCTATAGTCCTAGATGGACTTTCTATTGCGAATGTTTCCGCACTGACGTTTCCACTGGACGGACCTTGGTATCTAGGTTGAGGAACCTCAATCATATCAAACCAGTTATCAGGCTTTACAGTAGGAGCATTAGGGTTAGCCCATGTGTTGTCAGGTCTACCTATACTATACATTTCATTACTATTACCATAAGAATTGTTAGCATACATATCCATACCATAAGTTTCAGCAGGCATACCTGCCATCTGATTGTATTCATAAACAGGAGGCATATCTGCTGAACCTATCTGACTTGAATAAGTATCAATAGGTTGATAAGGGGTCCCCGCATAACCATTGCCTGAAGCCATTGAACTAAATGGTGCGTCCACTCCAGTGAAGGTTTGAGGAGAACTGTAGGCAGAACTCATGGGTTGATTAAATCCTGTAAAAGTTTGAGGCTGTGGTTGGTTATACAGACTCATAGAGGTGGCATAGTCACCACCAACCTTTGGAGATTGACCGCCCATTCCACCCGCAGAACCAGAGGCTCCGGTTGCTCCTATTCCAGAGGAACCAAAGCCTGCCGAACCTGCGTATCCACCATAGGCTCCGCCTGCCATGCCAAACACCGTACCTAGCAACTTGCGATCCTTCTCACTCATGCCAAGCCTTTTACCAACTATGTTCTCTCCAACCTTAGAGGCTAGAGTTCCCATAACTAATGATCCTAGTATTGCTGCAAACATATAATTATCCTAATGGTTTTGTTGTGGACGTGCTAGTGCCTGAATTGACCCCGCCATAATTACCAGAAACAAAGTCTTTATACTGGGCAAGATTATTCCAACGCTTCATAGCATTGTAGTCGTAACGCTTCTTCTGATCATCCATCATAGCCTGATTAAGAGTCTGCTGTGGTAGACCAACACGGTTATACAATTGTTTGCTCATCTCTAAGGGCATATTCATAATACTGCCATATGACCCAAGAGCCTGAACCTGTTTCTGTTGTGCGTTATCATATGCTTGACCATACATAGCAGCCAAGTTATCGCTGATACCTTGATTGGTATCCTCCATCACACGTTCGTTTAGCATTTCACCACGTGAAGAACCTCCGGGCTGATAAGCAACCTGACTTGATCTTAACTCCGCCATTGCGTCTTGAGCCTGACCTACAGCCTGCCTCTTATATGCATCAGCCATATTAGCGTAAGGAGAACCCGCACCAGTATTTACCTGACCGCTCATCATCTGTTGATAAATTTGGTTCTGGTTCTTCATCATGTCCTGCGCACCGCCAGTAACATAATTAGATGTCATGTTCATAGACTCCATCTGAGCAGGAGTAAAGCCTGCTACAGTTGGACCACTGTAATAATCCGGTAATCCTTCATCAAACAGATGTCCCGCTTGTTGCAGCATACGTGCATAGTATTCTTGCTGCCACGGTTTACTGGTATTAGTGCTTTCAGTTGTTGTCGTTGATCCTTTATCTGCCATAGGTATTCTCCGTTACGAAATTGAGTATGGGGAAAGAACTATAGGTTTTTTCCATTTAAGTTGTCCGGGGTCTTTAGCCAAAGCGTGTGCAGGGTCTAACTTAACCATCCAGTTTCCGGCATTAACCAATGAGTTTAGTTCTTGACCCTGTGTGGTTGGTTGATAGTTAACCATATCATCGTAAGTCGATCCCAATATAGTTTTTTGATTCGCCTTATGACCAAGAACTTTTTTGTTAGGTCTTGCGTATGCAACAGTTCCTTGTTCGTAACTGTTTCCACCTCCACCTCCGGAGTTGTCACCACCAGAGTCACCGCCTCCAGAGTTTCCACCACTTCCAGAAGAATCTTTCTTATCCTTATCCTCATCCTTCTCTTCAGACTTTTTAGCAGGGCTTAACATAAGAATGCCACCATCACCACCACCCGAATGAAAGGCTCCTGTCCTTTCATTAAAAACATAATCATTTCCACCAATAGGATTGTGGAAATATTTTCTTCCATTGCGTTCAAGTATTTGAGGCGCAGCATCACCATACTTTAATCCAAGTGAATTGTATGGACTATAGATAACTTGTTGAGTTCCCTCAGGAACAGTTGGCAACTCACCATTTTTCAGAACACTTCGTTCTGCCATAGCCCTGTATCTTGCCTGCATTTCTTCTTGTGATGGTTTTCCAAACATAATTATATCCTGCTGTTGTGTGTTCTGAAATATTTATTCTCTGACGAATTAAGATACTTAGCCAATAACTTGGGGTTCTTTTGCACCTCTCCGTTTGTCTCTTTCATCCAGTTACTCCAGACTACAAGAGGAATTGATGCAACCTTTCGACCCATTGGTCCTTTAGTATTATCGTTGAGTCCTTTGTTGTACTCAATTTTGTTTTGCTCAAGAATTGGCTGAACATCTTGATGCTTTGTGAGGGAGAAACCACCCTCTGAATTCTCTTCAAATGTTGTTACACCTGTTTGATCAATGTCAAATATTGTTCCCATTATACAAATCCCTTGCCACCTACGTGCGCTACCCTAGTTGGCTTGCTGTAGGCTCTCTTTAATTCTTTATAAGGGTCAACCTTCTCACCCTTGCCTTTAATGACTTCTTTTTTAAAAGGCTTTCCATTTTTGAAATCTGATTTCTTCATAATTCCTCTCTAGTTGAAGGTAAGCCCCTCCGAAGAGGGGCGTCCCAATACAGATTAAACCGCAGCCCAACCCGTGATTTTGCCATTGGCTTCTTCATTCTTGGAACGAAGACCATACTCAACAAGTAACTGTTGAGCAACACTATCACCCGTGCGGGCAATGTCGTGCGTGGTAAAGGGTCGAAGGTACGCAATATCCCAGTACTCATAGTCTAGGAAGTATGCGGTATCAGCAGGCATCAGACGGTTCGGGACAATCTGAAGATTGCCAAAGTCCGAAACATAGATGTCCACCGCAGCCACAACATATGCAGGCGACTTATCATTTGCTGCTGTACGCAACTCTGACACGCTCTGCGATAAAGCAGAGATAGCCTGTTTGATAACGCCATCACACATGAGGACAGTAGGTTTAGCACCTGCTTCCCAACACTTCTCCATCATGGTGCGGATGTCAGCCTCATCAGGAGCAGCAGAAGCAGCGACTACATTAGATGTAATCCATGCGCCAACTGAACCTGTCTTACGGGCAGTACCCGAAGCACCTGCGGTAGGAGCAGTCGCCAGAGCAAGAAGCATATGCTCCATGTCCAACTTCAACTCTTTCGCACGTTTAGCCATCTGGTAAGCCTGCGTAGATTTGCGTCCTGCAAAGTCTACCGCTTCAGCAGTACCACTTGACCGCACAGTCTTGGAACTGATCTGCGTATAGTTGCCTACACGTGTTGGTTCCGTAACCGCAAGGGCAGTAGCATCGTCGCCTTCCACATGGAAGTTGTCAGCGCCACCATCCAGTTCATCAATCTGCCACTCAAAGTAAGTGTTGTCGCAGGATGATTTACCGATGTTCGACATGAACGGGGTATCTTCTGGGCTAATATTGTAAATGATATTAGACAGGTCTTCACGGATGCCCACTGCTCCGTAAGTTTCTCTAGTGTTAGTTGGAATCATTTATATTTCTCCTATAGAATGTCTTCCAACAGTCTTGCAGCATCTTTTGCTGATCCAGACTGTTTTAGTTGTTTTGAAAGTTCGGCTTTACGCCTACGTTTAGCATCACTCTTGGTTCGCTTGGTTCCGCTCTTAGTCATCTTAGGCTTGTTCTTTACCTTCTTGTTTTTCAAGTCGGCACTTTTTAACCTATCATATTTCAAGGCTTTGTGAATAAGAAATACAGACCTTGCGTCAACAAGACCCTCCATCTCTTCCACACTGAACCCTTGATCCACTCCGTAGTCCATAATCTCTTTGGCAATCTTTGGTTGTAAGTCAGGGTCATTCCATTCTGGAATAAGTACGCCTACCTTTTTAACCTCTTCAGCCACAGCCTTCTGTCGGATATGCTCCAACTCATTCTGTTGCTGTGCTTGGACCTGCTGTTGATGGTAATGCACTGACTTGATGCGTTCCTGTTCTTCACGGAATTCATCACGCTTGGTGACATACTCTAGCGGGTCTTCGTTCTTCAGTCGCTGCCAATCAATGTTTTGGAACTTACTCATGTTTTGCGACAACTGTTGACCTAGTTGACCTAGCGCCTGTTCGTACTGCTGACGCTGTTGCATCAGTTGATTTAGACCGTTCTGATATTCAGCCCGTTCAGCATCAATGCTGCGTCTTTCTTCTGATAACTCCTGCGTCTTTTTGGTGTAGTCAGATTGTCTAGAATAGCCTTGTTGCAATTCTTCTAAGGATACCTCTACGTCTTGACCATCAACTTTGATGGTGTACATTTCGGTTTCCTGCCCTTCAGCATCCAGATTCTCTGTTGCTTCATATTCCTCATCTTCGTCTTCGTATTCCTCAGGCTCCGATTCAGATACTTCAGCCTCCTCTTCAAAAACTTCCTCTTCCTCTACAGGTTGTGATTCGGTTTCTTCTTCAGGTTGAACTCCTTCTACTTCTGGTTGCGCTTCTTCAGCGTCCATCAATTTCAGGATTTCTTCTTGTGCGGTAGCAAGTTGCATTGCTTCGCTTAATGGTTCGGCGGGTCGCTCCACTGGAGTATTGTCCACCATTTTTGGTATAGCCATAATTTATATATTTCTCATTGTTGATGTAAATTTAGTTATTTGTCCTTCTTCAAATATTGATGTTAGATGTCCTACTAATCTATCCACCAGTTTGATCTCAAGCCAAATCTGTTCTCTACTTTCAATGTCATGTTGGCTTGTAACTTGCCATTCATGTAGTAGTTGGTCTTTTAAACCTTGTATGCTTTCGACAAAAAGATCATCTTCCAATAACCTTTTTGCGTGTTCCTGCCTTAGTTCTGCGCTCATTGTCCTATTTTAACTGCCCTCTTTTGTTTGTCCTCTATCGCTAGTTCAGCCATTTTGAATTTAGATTCCATCTTGGTTTCCTGAATTTCATTCTGAACTTTCATTCTCTTAACTTCTAGTTCACCCTGCTTAACCTGTGTATCTACATTAAGAGCCTGCAACTGAGCCTCTTGCATAGGATCAGGCTGTGGTGGTTCCTGCATCTGAGGAGGTGTTAAGTAATCATTAACATTCTGATACCCCATGGACTTGAGCAATGAAGCCTGCAAGTTGTATAGGTTCTCAGGGCTAACCATTGGGCTACCAGAGGCTTGCTGCCCCATAGCCATCTGAGTCAACTGAGTTAACTGGGCAACCTGCTGATCCTTATTACCATGACCAAGAGCAACAGATACCGTAGCATCCATGCGTTCTGCCCAACTTCTTGGATTAACCTGAACCCACTCATCCCTGAGTTGAATGACACGTTTCTTGTCCATGTTCTTTACTAGCAGTTCATATATCTTGCACATCAAGTCCTTCACACCAGTCTCAGCAAAGTTACGGGCAATGAGTTCTACCCTGCTTTGAGCAGCCGTCATCACAGCGTTCACAGCAGTAGCAGTGGTATGCGATGTCAATGCGTCCTCATTCATTCCCTGACTCATCCTGCTTACGCCTGCCCTTGACTCACGAACCTCATCCAAGTACTGAACCATGTTGAACACAAAAGGTTCAAGCGGAGGAGTAGCCAGAGGGGTGACAGCATTAGGTGACTTAACACGTACGATGCCTCCCGGTCTAGCCGTCAGTAAATCATCCAGATTTGCCTGACCCTCCAATACCGCAAACCTTCCGTAGTTCTGGTTGTACATATTGTCTAGCAGATTACGCATCAGTACGCTCTTGATCTTCTGCAGTGGCATAACCAAATCAGCCACAGACAAACCAAAGAACTTATGTGAAATCTGAATAGGAGTTAGGCTGATGAACGGCATATTGTCGATCTCATCATTAGATAGTATTGTGCTGCCTACCGTACACACCTTGCGTAGTTCTGCAATTCCATCACCATCGTAGTCCGTTCTAATGAAAGACTCATACAACCAATACTCCTGCAATGCTTCTTCAGTGGCTGCATTAGACTGCGTGTCGTAAAACCCACCGCTGTTATCAAACGCATACCTTTGAGTATGTTCATTGTTCCAGTTGACGCTACCCATATCTCCACCCTTAAGGTCTTCAGGATCAATATCAGGGTACATCTGACGCAATTCTGATAGAGTCTTGCGTACACGGTGACAAATAAACCTTGCATCTTCTATGGTTTTTGCATCACGATTAATCAGGAACTCTTCAGGCGGTATGTTCTCTATGGAAACCTTACCGTTGTACTGTGATCTCTTGACAATAACGTCATGGTAAAACTGTCCATTATCACCACCATACTCATCATGCTCTACGACCTCAACATCTGGGTCTGACATTAATGCTTCAAACTCTAGGTCATCAAGGTTCTTATATTCTTCACGAACGTACTCATCATACTCATCCCACCATACCTTAATGATTCCGTTCTTCTGCAATAGCGCATCAGTAAACCACTGATACATAATCTCCCAACCATTGTGTTGGTTCTGTAGCACGTGGTTAACGTAATCCGTAGCCTGTGCAGCCATGTCAACTTCATCTGGATTGTTAGGCTCAAACTTAACCAGTTCATCACCGGAGGCGAATACACGCATCAGGGAAGGCTTGATCCACTCAATCGTATCCTGCACTGTGCTGTCAACATATTGACTGCGACCTTCTACCTCATTGCCCAAAGGCATTGCGAAGTAGTATCGCATTGCTTCCCGGCGTTGCTCAGAGATGTCGTCTCCGAACCCTAGAGCCTCACCGATCTCTGCATCAATTCGACTTACAATTTCTTCATCTGTTACTGGATCACTCATATAATTCCCATTTCTTGATACTCTAGTGGTTTATCAAAATTAAAGTTCCACGTGTCACCTGACCCCGGAACTCCAAATCTTCTGCTCATAAAGCAGTATCGCATTGCGCTCATGCTGTCATCTCTAACCGCTACAATCTTTCCATCCTTTCTGTGGTACTGCCTGTACTCCTGTAAGACATGAGATAGGTGGTCAAATATCTTAAACCTTCCTTCCTCCATCCAAACTACCATCTGCTGAATGCCTTCCTCCACACTGTTAGAGCCTTTCTTCTGCCCCAACGCAGGGGGATTGGAGAAATGCTCAAGTAGAAAATTGCAGCCAAGAGTCCGATACTGGTCTGCCAACCCCGGATTACCAATGCTATCACGACGATTACCATCGTGGGGATAAGCAACAGGAATGAAAGCAGGACGGCGCATAATCTCAGTGCTATGTTCCGCAGGGCTACGCTTGTTAGCATTATATGCATCATAAACATAGAATGTATCTTCCTCTTCATCATAAGCGCCCCACACTACAGCAGTGTCATGGTCCCAACCAAAGTCTATTCCCGCTATTCTGTCCCAATCATCCGGTATGTCAAACGGCTCACACATTATCTTTTCTTCTGGAATGGGGAAAACCAAACCAGAGCCAATTGTAGGCTTGCCAAACTTACGCATCTCCCTCTCATGAGGTGAATAAGCAGACAGAATCTGCCTCATGGTGTCATCATCAAGATGTCCCGGTCTATCCTTAAGAGTCCTCACGTGTTCGCTAGCGTCATCCCATGTGGCATTCGTTAGGGACTGACCCTTCTGAATGTTGTTCATGAATGCGCTTACAGTCTCTGTCATGCCCTTCTCAGGGGTGAATGTCAGGTACACCATACCCTTACGGTCTAGCGTACGTGTTACAGCCTGTGAGTACAGTGATCTATCCGGTTCTTCGTCTAGCCATATGCAGTCAACAGATCGTCCCATCCACTTCTCTACACCAGACTCATATGATTTAAAGTGTACCGTGGAGTTCTCTCCACTGGAATGCTTAATCAGAGCCAGTGCTTTAGCGTTAGGCACACCGGGTTTACGTTCTGAACTTACTATGTTCTCTAATGGTACTGCACCTGTACCCCATGCATCAGGGTCTTCAGGCGCACCCAGTAGTTCTGCTTGACAGATGTCTCTGGTTGATTCGTTAGACACACCACCCACCCATGCGGTGATAGCCTTGTAATATCTCTTACCTTCCCACCAGTCAGGGTATATCCCTGTTAGGTGCATAGCCATCTCAGCAGCGCCAGAGTAGGACTTGCCTATTCGGTTGGCGCACATTAACAGCCTTTGATTATTCTCAAAGCCTGTCTTATGAAACTGTTGCTGAAATGGATATGGATCGTAGAAATGAATCCTACTGTACTTCTGTCTTTTGTAGAGTTCCTTTGCCGTAGCAATGGCTTGTTCTAACTGCTGTTTAGTTTTCATTTATCCCTTGCGTTTTTTGCTCTTAGGAATTCCTTTGTTCATTTGAGAAACAATCTTGCTTGCTGCGTTAGCCATATCTAGCGGAATGGATTTTACAGGTCCGGGCTTGCGTTTCTTAAAGTACTGATTTGAGTTTGGTTTAGGTGTTCCTCTTGGAGTTGGGTTATTGTTATCTCCAAGTCTGCTTCTATATGATGACGATGACATACTAATCTCCTATTGTAAAAGTGAAGTTACTTCTTTAAATTCTTTTTCCAGTTCCTCTGTGGTTTTCTCTTCGATACTGGTTACAGTCTGTTCGATCTTGTCCACTGGTTTAAAGCCACCACGATCAAGCAGGTCTTTAACTGCGTTAAGGCGTACAGCCTCAGACTCAGCACTCTGTACCATAGTGATCAACTGATTGATTGCAAGGGGTATGCTATCCTGAAGCATACGCTTCTGACGCTCCTCTATAAGATTCTTAAATTTGTTCTTGAGTTCGTATCCACGTTGCTTCGGACTTCCATACCCTGCAATTTCTGCTGCCTTTGCTGCACTACCAGTTAGTAGAAACATCTCTACAAACTTTTCCTGTTGTGCGTTATTCGTTTTCATAAGTGCCATATGCTATTCCTGATCCTAGTATTCCCACGGGGACAGCCCTTCTTCCCGCATATCTTCCGTAATTAACTTTAACTGGCGCTGTGATTTCATCTACAGCAGACCTTTGCGCTGCGGTCATTGGGTCTACTAATGTTTCCTTTTTCTTTTTGGTAGTATTTTTTAATTCTTCTTTCTTGTCTTTAGCCCTATTCTTAGCCTGTTGATCTGCTGCTTTTTTATCGTAGAACTTTCCTTTTGATTTCTTATCTGTCACATTTGCATATGCAGTTTCAACTTCAGACTTTTCTGTTGCTGACATTCTACGCCTTTTAACTTTACGTGTACTAGCAAAGTTATCAACAGTCCAAGGTGGTAATACTGTTATAGCCCTATCAAATCCCGGTGGGACAATACCAAACATATCATGCTCATCCGATACAAAGAAAGTCATCTTCCTATCGTTATCTATATACATGATAGCATTGGTGCCACCCTCAACATATCCTGATTTCATCTCAGGACTAAATTGAACAAATACTCCACCATCATCAGATTTCTTAATACTATACTTCGGTCCTTCCACCTTTCTAAGCATGGCAAGCAACTCTTCAGTATCATCAAAATCTCTACCGTTGGCAACCATAGCATCCTTAAGTTGATTGTATGCTGCGCTTGATATTATATCTCTGTCATGAACTCCTGTAGACTTGGGTCCACGCATTTTCTTGATAGCCATTAATGATCCAGTTTCATTAACTGTCTTGCCTTTCTTCAACCCCTTGATATCTTTTGTTTTCCAAGTGTCTCCAATTAAATCAAAAGCATCACTCATAACTTCGTCGCTTATGTGCGAAGAGTTAGCAGGCTTTGGCATATCTAAAAATGCTTGTCTATCCCAACTATCCTCTATGCTGTGATAAACCTCATCCATGTACTTCTCTGCTGCAGGAGCAGGGTTACCAGACTGTCTAGCAATTAAACCATTGTAAACTATCTGTCCATGATCTTCTTTTCTTGAATGCTTTAACTGTGCCAACTGCTCATCAGATATAGTCCCAGTAGAGTCAAACTCCTCAAATAATCCTTCCCTGAATTTTTTGTTACGTTCCACTACTTCTGTTGTCTTGTTACTTATACCTTTCTCAGCAAATCTTGTACTAGCCTCTGGGCTTACATATTGTTTAGCAGCACTGATTATACCCTGCTGTGCTGCATCCGCTACTCCCGGCGCACGATCAGCACCATAGAAACCTTTTACATAGTTAGGCACGTTAGAGAATAGTTTAGCACCTTCAGACTTGTATAGTTGTTTGGCACCTTGCCCTGCAATCCTAGCACCCGCCCCTACAGCCGGTACAACCTCTGCTGCTGCAAGAGCAGCATCTGCACGTGACACATCTTCACCACGTGCATACTGAGCCAGTGGGTCAATTACTCCCTCAATAAGTGTTGCCCCTGCAGCGGGACCCCACTTAAGAGGGTTAATGTAATGCAAAGGATTAGTATGGTCAAAGTTTTGTTGCGCCTGTTTATTGATATTATCAGTCGCTCTAACCACGTCCCAAGTCAATCCTTGTTTCTGGTTACCATCGCCTTCTATAGCAGGCTTACTCCAGTAATCAGATGGAGCGTTTTCTGCCGGTCCCGCAAGCATCAAATCGTCAGGACTTAGAAAATCATTTATTGTTTTTGTCATTTTATTCCCTAGTAGTCTAACGGATTCTTTGGTGCAAAACTCTCAGCGCAACCACACTGATCAAACTTCTCTTTTGGTACTTCTACTGTCAACCTCTGGGAGAATGGATCATCGCTAACGGTAAGAACACAATCTGATAAGATCCCTTGAGACTCTTTCTCTACGTACACTTGCTGACATAGCCTTGTATTCTGTGAGATAATATCGCTCAAGTCCTTCTTCAACAGACTTACAGTGAACCCTGTGCAGCCACCTGTGTTTAAGCCAACCAACAATCCTTCGGACTCCTCTAACCGCTTTTGTAAAAAGTTCTCTACCCCTTCTCCAATCGTCATTATAATTAGGACTCTGTTCCACACGCCTCCTCTGACACCGCATACGGGGTGGCAACCGGAAGGTCTTTTTTGCCCGCAATATAGCAGACAGGATCAAGGGAGTAATTGCTTGGATGACCATACACACCAATCTCACCGCCAACACGTGTCCAACAAGAATAGCCTAGATCAACCCGCTCTACAAACTTCTCATTAATCGCATCCGTATTCTCCGCAACCCAAACACCTGCCGGTGTAATTGTTGGGAAAAAGAATGCTGCTGCCCATCCAATTCCTGATATCAATTCCATATACTTATCTCCTATCTTGTGAGTTGTTATCTCTAGGAGTGAAGCCTCCAAAGAGTTTATCAAAGGAGCCAGAGATAAATCCCATAACTCTTCCTGATTCATTTATTGTAAAACCACCATCAGTGGTTTCGTTTATTGGTGCTGCAAAAAGCACCTCATATGCACCATCTTCATTGGCATAATTGTACTGCATTTGAAACGGAAGGGTAATCAAAGTGGATGCGCTGAACGTAATCATAGCCAACATGATCACCGCTAGTTCATCATCGTACTTTCCATGGAATTTCTCCCACTTACTTTGTTCTTCCTCTGGCATGGCATATGATGCGCAGGTTGTTGAACCC